CTCATACTCCTGGTCAAGAAGATCGTCACGTACTTCACCAGCGGCGGCAACCACGGCCCGATTCGAAGCATCGTCGAGTCCATCAGGGAGCCGTTCGAAGAGCTGACTGCCACACTGAAGACCATGCAGACCGTACTCAAGGCAGCAGCTCTCCTTGAGATCGCGGCTGCTGTGGCCATTCTGGCATTTGCGATGTCCACTCTGTCCAAGATCGATTCCAACGGCCTCATCAGGGCCAGCTCAGCGATCACGGTCATGTTCGGGCAGTTGCTCGGGGCCATGGCTATATTTCAGAAGTTCATCGGAACCGCAGGCTTTGCAAAACTGCCGTTCATGATGCTCTCCCTGATCGAACTCGCTGCGGCCGTAACCATCTTGGCCAAGGCTGTCACGATGATGGCTAACTTGGACTGGAACGGACTTGCTAAGGGTCTGACGGGTCTTGCCGCAACGATGGCCATCCTCGCGGGTGGTCTGAAGTTGATCGGAAACCCCGAAGGTCTCGTTCTTACCGGGTTCGGTCTGACTGAAGTCGCCGGCGCCATCGGCGGTCTTGTGGCTGCGGTAATCGCCATGGCGAAACTTGACTGGAACGGACTTGCTAAGGGTCTGACTGGTCTTGCTGTCACTCTGGCCGCACTCGGTCTCTTCGCGAAGTTCGCGGAGGGAAGTGGCGCCGGAGCAATTCGTACCGTAGGCCTCGTTCTCCTGGCGGCCGCCATCAAGATCCTCGTGAGCGCCATCAAGGACTTCGAGGGCGTCTCGTGGGAGAACATCGCCAAGGGTCTGACGGGCATCGCGGTCCTCCTGGGTAGTTTGGCTCTCTACACCAAGTTCTCCGATGCCAACAAGGCCGGCGTGCTACAAGGTGTGGGGATCATCCTTCTCGCGACGGGCATCAAGATCCTCGTCAGCTCAGTGAGCGACTTCGGGGCCATGCCTTGGGAGCAGATAGCCAAGGGGCTCGTCGGCGTCGGTGGTCTACTCGGAAGCCTGATTCTCTTCACCAAGTTCTCGGAAGCGGACAAGGCTGGAGTCCTCCAGGGCGTTGGGATCATCCTGCTCGCAACAGGGATCAAGATCCTGGCTAATGCCGTGATGCAGCTCTCTGGTCTCTCGTGGGAGCAGATCGCTAAGGGTCTGGTTACTTTGGCCGGTGCGCTGGCTATCGTCACCGCAGCGTTGATGCTCATTCCTCCGACGGCGGTTCTATCGGCAGCCGGAGTTCTGGTCGTAGCCATGTCTCTGGGCATGACTGCGGATGCTCTCCAGAAGATGGGCGCGATGAGCTGGGGAGCGATCGGCAAGGGGCTCACATCCCTTCTCGGGGCACTCACGATCATCACAGCAGCTCTGTACGTCATTCCCCCGACTGCAGTGCTCGGTGCGGCTGGCGTTCTCGTTGTGGCCCTGTCTCTCGGTAAGATCACCGAGGCTTTGGCCAAAATGGGAGCGTTCTCTTGGAGCGCTATCGGCAAGAGCCTGACTGAACTGGCTGGCGCTCTCGGCATCATCGCTCTCGCACTGGACCTTATGCCGGAAGCTCTTCCGGGTGCGGCAGCATTGCTGATCGTCACGGCTTCTCTGGCTGTTCTGAGTCCCGTCCTTGAGGCGTTCGGAAACATGTCTCTGGCGGAAATCGGCAAGAGCCTTCTGATGCTGGCCGGCGTCTTTGCGGTCCTCGGTCTCGCTGGACTGGTGCTTGCTCCGGTCGTTCCGGTCCTCATCGGGCTCGGTACCTCGATCGGACTGATAGGCGCCGGCGTTCTTCTAGCGGGGCTCGGCTTGTCGCTATTCGCTGGGTCCATCAAGGTCCTCGGCGAGAACCTCAACGGGTTCGGCGACACGATCTCCAAGGCTGGTTCCGGGTTCCTCAAGGCCATTGAGGGAATCCTCAAGAACATGGCTCTCGCGGTCGCCAAGGAGGCTCCGCTGATTGTCGGGGCTTTGCTTAAGCTGCTGTTGGAAATGCTCCAGCAGTTGAACACTTACGCCCCGAAGTTGGTAGCCGCTGGTCTTCGACTGGTGGCGAGCATCCTCCAAGGAGTCGCCGACAACGTCGGTAAGGTCCAGGCCGCGGCGGTTAATGTCGTCCTCGCTTACATCGCGGGAGTCGGCAAGAGTCTTCCGAAGATCGTTGACGCTGGCGTCAAACTGATCATCAGTTTCATCAACGGTCTGAGCAAGGCAATCGACGCAAACTCGTCAGCACTCGGCAAGGCCGGCGGTCGACTGGCTGTCTCGATCATCGAGGGCATAGTCAAGGGTCTCGGCTCTGGTGTCGGACAGGTTGTGAAGGCTGCTGAGGGCATCGCCGGTTCCGCAATCAACGCAGCCAAGAAGGCACTTGACATCAACTCGCCTTCGAAGAAGTTCATCGCAATCGGTCAGTCTGTCAATGAGGGCTTCCTCAAGGGCCTGCTGAGCGGCGACAAGAGCAAGGTCGACGCCGTATTCAAGGCTTTGTCCGAGCAAATCAAGTCGGCGATGGACGCCTCCGCCAAGACATCCGCCACACTAGAAGCGAGACTCAAGAAGGAAACCAGCGCTCGTCACAAGAACAACGACGAAATCGCGCGCACCAAGAAGGAGCTGGCACAGGCCAACAAGGAGCACAAGGCTGAAGCGGCAGCGTACGATGAGGTAACGAACAAGCTCACCAAGCAGCACAAGGCACTCGACCTCCTCACCGAGAAGTACAACAAGAACACTGCCGCTCTTCAGAAGGCCCAGGACACTCTCGCCAACGCGATCAAGACTCGCGATGACTACCGGAAGCAGATCACGGATGAGTTCTCGACTCTTCCGACGATCTCTACCGGCGAGACTGTTTCCACTTACGAGCAGGATCTCTCGACGCAGATCGAGAAGACCAAGGAGTTCGCGAATGTCCTGCAGAGGCTTCGTAAGCTCGGTCTGAGCGACGTAGCGTACCAGCAGCTCCTTAATCAGGGGCTCGATGCGCTTCCGTTCGCTCAGCAACTGCTCGACAGCGGCAAGACCGGAGTTGCTCACCTCAACGATCTGGACAAACAGCTCACCGATGCTGCCGGCGCTCTCGGGAAGACGGCTTCGACTCAGCTGTACCAGGCTGCTGTCGACTCTGCTAAGGGATTGGTCGCTGGCCTCAAGGCTCAGCGCAAGGCCATCGAGAAGCAGATGGAGATCATCGCCGATGCGATGGTCAAGGCCATCAAGACGAAGCTCGGCATCAAGTCCCCGTCCAAGGTGTTTGCCGAGGTTGGTGGATTTTCCGCGCAGGGACTTGTCGACGGTCTGGACGAAATGTCCGGTATTGTGGAGAAGTCTGCCGCGTCCATCGGGGACAAGGCTGTGGCGTCTCTGGGCAAGTCACTTTCGGGGATGTCCGATCTGGTATCAGGCAACTTCGACGTGTCTCCGACCATCACTCCGGTGTTGGATCTGTCCAGCGTCAAGAAGAGCGCCGGTCAAATTGGAACCATGCTGAGTACACAGCCGATCACGGTCGACTCTGCATATTCCAAGGCCCTGGCTGTTGCTTCAAGCCAGATGAGCACTCAGGGCACGGATGCCGCTAGCACTGCTTCGACTCAGGTCAAGTCGGTGACGTACATCCAGAACAACACCTCGCCGAAGACTCTGAACGCGGCAGAGATCTACCGTCAGACGAATAACCAGCTGTCCAGGACGAAGGGAACTCTGGGTTGATCACGCTGATTGAAGCTCGAACCGCCCAGGGAACCCTCCTGAGCTTGCCCCTGGAGGACGTGTCTTCTGGGCTCATCGTCAAGGAAATCACGGGGTTGGATCCCGTAAAAGCAACAATCGTGTCGTCGCCTTTCGCGTCAATGCCCGGGGCTCAGTATCAGTCCTCTCAGCGCGAGACCCGCAACATCACGATGAAGTTGGGGCTGAGTCCTGACTACCTTACGAACAGTGTCCGCGAGCTCAGGAAAACGCTGTACAACTTCTTCATGCCGCAGAGTCCAATAAGCCTCCGCTTCTACGACTCCGACGGCTTGACCGTGGATATTTCGGGGAGGGTGGAGTCCTTCGATTCCCCCCTCTTCGTTTCCGAGCCGGAAGCCGTCCTTTCGATTCTCTGCTTCGACCCGGACTTCACAGACATCACCGCTGTCGTGTTGTCCGGGTCGACGGTCGCCAGTACAACTTCAAATCTCTACCAGTACGACGGTGAGGTCGAGACCGGGTTCACGCTCGTCTTGAATGTGAACCGAACCCTGACCGAGTTCACGCTCTACAACAAGCCTGCGGACAACGTGACCCGGACCTTGGATGTGGCGGCGTCTCTCGTCTCTGGCGACGTGGTGACTATCAGCACGATCGCCGGCGCCAAGAGCGTCAAACTGACAAGGTCCGGCATCACGAGTTCTCTGCTGTACGGAATGACGACTCAGTCCAGCTGGATCGAGTTCTTCCCGGGTGACAACCATTTCCGCGTTTACGCGACTGGTGCCGCGATCCCATACACCGTCACATACACCACACGGTACGGAGGCCTGTGATGGAGGTGTATATCCTCGACAGTCTTTACCGTCGCACAGCGGTAGTGGACAAGTTCGACTCTCTCATCTGGACCGAGAGGTTTTCGGCCTCAGGCGATTTCGAACTGAAGCTCCATTCAACCCTGGAGAACAGAAACTTGTTCCAGCAAGGGGTCAAGCTGGCGATCATCGAGTCATATCGCGTCATGACGGTGGAGACTGTCGAGGATTCCACCGACGACCAAGGTCGGCAGATCCTCACGGTCAAGGGTCCTTCTCTGGAAGCGGTTCTGGACCAACGTCTAGCTCGCGCGGCCATGACGGACACGACAACGGACCCGACATGGTCTCTGACCGGCACCCCTGACGCCATCGCGACGCAGATGTTCCACGATATTTGCGTCACGGGGGTTCTCGATTCCGGGGACGTGATTCCGCTCATCAACGAGGGGAACATATTCACGGCAGACACGACGCCGGCGCCAACGGACAGCATCACGTACACGATCGATCCGTCGACCTTGTACTCCGCGATGAAGACCCTGTGCGATCAGTATCTCATGGGTTTCCGACTTGTTCGGAATCTCGATACTTCTCAGCTGTGGTTCGACGTCTACATGGGGAGTGACCGAACCAGCCATCAGACGGATTTCCCGGCTGTCATATTCAGTTCCGATCTCGACAACCTGAGCAACACCTCGGAATTGAAGTCGATCGCGCTGTACAAGAACGTCGCCTATGTCATATCCCCAGTGGGGACGGAAGTTGTATATCCGGTGGACGTCGATCCGACCACAGCAGGTTTCGACCGCCGGGTTCTCCTTGTCAACGCCACTGATATTACGGACACCGATCCCGTGGTGGCGTCAGCTCTGATGATCCAGCGCGGAAATGAGGAGCTGGCCAAGAACCGGCGCATATCCGCGTTCGACGGCGAAGTCAGTCAATCGAGCCAGTATGTGTACGGGACTGACTACAACCTCGGCGATCTCGTCGAGCAGAGGAACGCCGACGGCGCCTCAAGCAGTATGCAGGTCACCGAGCACATATTCGTGTTCGACAGTCAAGGAGTTCGTTCATACCCGACTCTGACAGTCACTCAGTTCGTCGTGACTGGGTCTTGGACCGCACTTCCGGCCGACAAGGTTTGGAGTGACTACACCACAGAACACTGGGCGGATCTGCCCGGATAGGAGTTTGAAATGGCCGTTGGCGATGAAGCTCAGGACGCCGGCTACGCGCTCGTGTCACCCACGACCGATTTCGTCAAGGACGGAGCCGAGGAAATCAACCGAACCCGCGACTACGTCGCTGAGGTTCTGGCGACTGTTCCCACCGGGAAGGCTGCGTTTCGTACTGCAGCCGGCATTTCTTCCGGCACGGCCGACCCGACCGGTGGGAACGACGGGGACGTCTACTTCAAGATCATCAGTTAGGCGGTGCCGTGACCTACTGGACTAAAACCACCGGCACCAATGGTCTTCTGAAGATCAACGATACCGGCGACGTCGTCGAGTTCTGGTTCAAGGCCGGCGATTCCAGCGACTGGTACAACGGTCTGGACTTCAGCTACACGGCCAACGGGTCAACGTCGACCAATTCCATCGACTACCCCACGGGTGCTGACTGGTACAAGGTTGGTCAACGAACCGTAACCACCTCGCAGACCGTCACGTTCAAGCTCGTCTCTGACACCAGCATTTCCGGCATCGGCGGGCCGACAACGTTCAGTCACGCTATATCTCGGGATACGGTTCCAGACCATCCGAGTACTCCGACGATATCCGGCATCTTGTCGACGTCGGTGGTCGTCAAGTTCACGGATGGGGACAACGGCGGCGATTCGATCGACTCCAGGCAGATCGGTTACGACACCGACTCCACGGGTGGATCGAAAACCCTCGTAAGCTCTGACGGGTCGACGACGGTTACCGGGCTCAGTCCAGGGACGACGTACTACTTCTGGGCTCGAACCCACAACTCTGTAGGCTGGAGCTCTTGGTCAGGTAGAGCAAGCGCTAAGACCATCAAGGTCCCTGATGCGCCCGACAAGCCCCTCTTGTCCAGTGTCACGGCGACAACCGTGGATGTCTCATTCACTGCGAACGGTAACGGCGGGGCTGCAATCACCGCTTACCAAATCGGAGTCGGGATAACGGCTCTTGGTCCTTCGACGACCATTTCGGCGAGCTCCCCTCAAGTGGTAACCGGATTGACCCCCGGTACCACGTACTACTTCTTCGCCAGGGCTCAGAACTCTGTCGGATGGAGCGCTTGGTCCGCTGCCGCAAGCGTGAAAACTGTGGCCGGCGCTTACATACTCGTGGGAATGGCGTGGAAGCTCGCCATCCCATACGTGCGTGTCAGCGGATTGTGGAAAAAAGCAGAACCATGGGTGAAGAGCCTAGGTGTCTGGGAAAGAACAATTTAGGGGAGGATATTTCGTGGACACCTGGCTTCAGTTGGTTCTGACTTCTGTTGCTTCGGTTCTAGGATCGAGCGGTCTCTGGGCGTACATCAGAAGCAGGGACACCCGGAGAAGCGCGACTACCAGGCTGATGATGGGTCTGGCGTACGACCGGATCACAACGCTCGGCATCAAGTACCTTGAGCGCGGTTCGATCACCATGGACGAGGTCGGCGACTTCCGCAAGTACCTCTACGAGCCTTACAAGATTCTCGGGGGTAACGGCGCCGCAGAGCAGATCATGCTGCGTGTACAGCGCCTCCCACTCAGATCTCATGGCAGTTATCCCGAGATATTCCGGAACAACAACGAAGGATGGTCCAACAATGTCCGACTCGTCATCCGCCCAGAGCAAGACTCCCCTCCTGAGTGACGCCAAGTACAAGGTCCTGAAGCACACGGCTGCGGTCGCGCTTCCGGCACTCAGCGCCCTCTACTTCGCTCTGGCGCAGATCTGGCACCTCCCGAAGGCCGAGGAGGTCATCGGAACCATCGCCGCTGTCAACACCGCCGTCGGCACGCTCGTGGGCATCTCGACGCTGACCTACAACAAGAGCGACGCCAAGTACGTCGGCGCGATCGAGGTCACGGACGACGGATCGAAGAAGACCTACTCTCTGAACCTGAACACCGCTCCCGAGGCCCTGGAGACCATGTCGACGGCCACCTTCAAGGTGACTCCGACGCCGCCAGCCTCGTAGCGCAACAGGGGTCGCAGGAAAAACATCGCGTATAGTGAGACCCCTACCTTAGGAGAACGCAATGTTCGACCTGAAGTTCGCCGCCAAGCCGACCGTGCTGGACGCGGTGATCGACGACGCACTCGCGCAGTTGTCGGGCCTCAGCATCGACACCGATGAGTACACCCGCAAGGTGGACCAGATCACCAAGCTCTACAAGCTGAAGGAGCAGGAAGCTCCCAAGCGAGTGAGCCCGGACACTCTGGCCATCGTCGCAGGCAACCTCGCCGGCATCATGCTGATGCTCCACTACGAGCGTGTGCACGTCATCACCTCCAAGGCCCTCGGATTCGTTCTGAAGCCCAGGTAACAACCCGACCCCCTAACAGGACGACACAACATGAAGGGCGTGTGAGACCACCATATCTTACACGTCCTTTGTGTTTTGCCTTTCTGGACCCTCGTAGGAATTACTCGCCCTATATTGAGACCCCTACGAAGGAGCACGATGCTCAGGAAAACTCTGCTGACTCTGAACATCCTTGC